GAAAACTTTTGATATGTTACCACTTTCTTTAATTCCTATTGGATTTTTTATAGCCGGACCTATTATTGACATAATAAATCAACAATACAAATATTCAATTCCATCAGGAGTAGCATTAGTTACTTCAATGTTAGTTGCAGTTTTGGGCTCGAGTGGATTAGCTGATATATCTGGAACTATTTTTGACACAATATATTCAGCATTTAGTTTAGATGGGCGAGGAATAGCGGCCGTTGTAGCAGCAATAGCTTTATTTGCAGTTCCACCACTTGCTATGAACTGGACCATCGGACCATCTTACGCACGTGGTTATTCTTCCATAATGGGTGTTTTATATGGTCTGATAATGCTATCGGGAACAGGATTTCTTGGAAAAAGAAGCACAGAAGCTGAAATAACAGCTCGCACCAATGCACGAGCGGCTCGAAGTGGATTATTGGCGGCATCTCGGGCGGCACGAGGCCCAGAAGAACCTCTATTGAGGCCAGGCAACCCTTTTGGAGGCTCAAAATTCACTTATGAATCTCGTAATGTTGATGGACGTGTAGACCCCGACAAATGTGATGTTCCTGGATTTACTTGGCTATCAAATAATTTAGCTCCAATATCAATTGTTATAAGCCAAACTGTAATATGGTGCCATCTTTTTGAATCATTCGTTAATTCAAATTCAGGAAATACAATTACTTTAGGAATTACTGCGGGTGTAACTCTTCTTCTTCAGTTTCTATCATTAGAACTAAATTCGTGCCTTTTTATGCCGACATATAGATACGGGCGAGCAAGTGTTCTTATAGCACTGGTTGCTTCGGTTTTAGGAGCAGTTGTTTCTTATTATAGCTTAAAATCATTAACTTCCGAAGGATTTACCTCGGATCAAACAACGCAAAAACAGGGAATATTTAGTAATCCACCACCAGATGCTCCACCAAAGCCTGACGGAAGTGTAAAAATAAAGGTAGGTTCTGCTTCTGAGAAAAACTTACCTGTAAATGATGAAGACCAATTTGTTTGCGAAGCTTATAAAGATGGAGAATTGATTACATCTACGATTATTTCGTAGCACGAAGACCACTTCTTAAAATACGATAATAGCCAGCAATTCCAGTTCCAACGTGAGATTCTCGAGAAGTCTCTACTTTATTTCCATCGTAACACACCACTACAATGGTCGGAACAACCTTAACATTATATTTTTCAGCCAATGATTGAGTGTCGTCTTGAGTATTCACCGAAACCCAATCAATAGTAGAAAACTCATCTTTAAGGTCATCAATTGAAGCCTTAATCGCCTTGCAAGGAGCGCAAGTTGGAGACCAGAAATGAAAAGCTGTAGCACTCATTCTTTTATTATAGTCGTTTCTTTAATTAAACCAGTATTCGTTTTAAGTCTATATAAGTTGCTTCTATGAAGTCTTTGTTTTTCAAGAGCAAACCCTTTCTTATTTAATGTTTTAGTTAAAGCAGACATCAATGCAGAATTTAGAGAAGTTTTGTCTAATTCATCCAAATTTTCAAGACACCACTTTATAATTTCTGTTTCATAGATGGGTGGTCCCATAAGCTTTAAAGGTAGATTGGGAATAGCTTCCTGAGTATTTGTTGTAACAATTTTTTCAGGACCATTTAAAACTTCGGTAGCCATTTTATCAACAATAGAATTATTGACACTATGCTCATCTTCTTCACCAGTATGAGCTCTAACATGAGTTATATTGAAAGATTTGAATCTTGAAAGTCTTTTTGCAGTATCTTCAATCAAATCTCGATGATTAACATCTTTTCCTTGACTTGTTTTCCAATTATTTCTTGTCCACGCAAGTAACCATGTTGTTAAACAATTTTTTGAATACATTGAGTCTGTATAAATTTTAAGCTCTGTATTCAAAACATCAAAGGATTTTTCTGCGGCTTTTACAGCTTCAGAAATTGCAGTTAGTTCGCCTCTCTGATTTGTCTGAATTCCGACGACTCTTTCGGCATTTGAAAGAGATTTATGCTCTGGAAAATAGAATGCCCACGAAGCACACGCTCCTGTGCGGCCATTCTTTGAACATGCTCCGTCCGTGTAGACAGCCACTCTCATATCTCCTTAATAATTGGTGAGTGAATATAACCTTTAATTCGTTTTATAATACATCGGCTCTGAATAGCAGGTTGAATCGTAGTTGGGTCTTCAACATGAAACCATACTCGACATTTAAAAGACCTTTCTTCTAAAGAGCGTCTAATCATCTGCTGACAAGAAAATGTTAAAAATTCAGCATGAAAAATCATTAAAATTCTTAAATGACTTTGTTGATTTGTTGAAACTTGAGTTATCCAATTATAGAACCAAGGAGCAAAGGAATCAACTGAATTAATTTCCGCTGCATCAATTTCATGAAATTCGCAAGTATCTTTATGTAAAGATTTATATTCTAACCACACTTTCTGAGTCTCTTTATCATTGAGAGGTTCAAAAAGTATATAATGCGGTGGAGGATATTGTAACATTGCTTAACTATTTTCTATCTGTTTAGGTGGAAAAATCTTTCTTACAGGGACTTCAACCGAGACAACATAAATGCTGTTCTCTGTAGAAACAATGTAGCAATTCTCGCACTTTGAAACCGATTCAATGCAAGACGTATACTCATTTTCAGATTTTACCAGGTTCTTTGAATTGTCCTCGCGAAGACCGATGCAGCAGGACTTCTCGAGACTGGCACCATAATAATCCAAATATATGGGTTTGTCGTTTTGGACGGCGAGCTGTGCCGCTCTTAATAAAACTCCTGCTGATGGTAGAGCCATTTGTTTTTAGAAACTTTTTGATAATACCTTATTGAACGCATTTCAAAATATCTTCCAGACGAAATCGGGATCGCATGCATAAACTTGGAAAATCCAACCTCGGACAACCAAGAATACTTTGCACGCCCTCTTGAAGAATTCCATTTATTGTTCGTGCAGTTTTTGGTAGAATTCTTGAAGTTTCATAGAGGAAATCGACATATTGTGTTGTATTCTCTTCAGTTGGCTCACTTTTTTGCTGTCGTCCACTTTCGGACAAATCTTCAAATACAGAGTTAATTGTATTTGAGATGAATTCCTCCTCAATAAGATCTCGAGTAAATAGCTGAGTTACAAACTTGGCATATCCGCGACGCTTATTCTTTTGAGACATCCATGTCGCTACCCTGTCTTCAAAGCCTTCCTCATTTGAACTTGGATAGACCAGAGTATCGCCAACACTATAAAGCTTTGGAAACATCAATAATTGAAGATGTAAATCTTCGCGGGCATCGGGAATTGCATTACAAATAGAAAGAGCACAATCAGCCATCAAACTTGCAAAGATGCTCTCTGTAATCGCTTTGTTGAAAAGTAGAGTGCAAGTTCGCAATCGAAACTCTTCATCTCTTTTTCTTAGAATCTCAATTGCTCGATTTACAAGATCTTGAAACTTTTGCGCAGACAATTTATTGAAAATTGCTACAATCTCAGAATAGTCGGCGTCAGTATTATCGTCTTTGATTTTACTTACATACTTAGTAATCGATTTCATTCTCCAATTTTCAATTGAAGGCTCATGTCTAGTTGGCTTAAATGTTGGCTTTGCAGGACGAAATGGTTTGTATAAAACTGGTGTAATACGCAATTTTGCGATATTATCTTGAACAATTCTTGGCAGTGGAAGCTTTGCTCCAAAGCGAACTGAGTATACTTGTGAAATTGTAAGACTCATTGTAATTATAATGATTTCTTTTCATTAAAACGAAAACGAATCCGTTTCACATATACATCGAACTATCTCAGTGATATTATAAATGGGATCAGACATAGAGACCACAAAACTCCAATATTCTTGGATTCTGTGGTATCATGATCCAGAAAACAAGGATTATTCTTTGGAAAGTTACATCAAGATTGGAGATATTGGAACTCCGCAACAATTTTGGACAATCGTGGATTCGATATCAAAGGAGGCATGGGAATCTGGAATGTTCTTCTTTATGAGACGCGGATTCAAGCCATTGTGGGATGTTCCGGAAAATGAAGCAGGAGGAGCGTGGTCCAAAAAGATTGATTCGTCAACTGCTTATACGACATTTATTGATCTGATGGTCAATTGCATTACAGATAGTTTTCTCATTCATCGCAAAGAAACTCTTGTAGGAATCACAATTTCTCCCAAGGGTCCAGCATCAATTGTTAAAATTTGGAATACGAGCACAACAGTTTCTGAAAATTCTTACATAAATCCAGAAATGACAGGATTCAAAATCGGAGACGATGTAACCTATACTGCTCACAAATCAAGACCTAAATAATGTTCAAAGTAAAGCCGTTGTGATTTGTTTTCTTAAATAATTCTTTCACGCGACGAACATATTTTTTGCGAAGGTTTACAATGTTCTCTTCACTTGGAAATTCAATCTTTTTAACATAAATTGGTCGTCCTGTATAAGAATGAATTGGCTCTAACGGATGTTTAGACATTTGTTGCCAATTATGTAATGAAGTAATGCTGGGAAAGGGTAATCTTATAGTAAAGATTTTATAGATAATATCGTTAATAAATTCTAAAAATGAATTTTCATACTTGGGAAAAATTTCATTTTCTCCATAAGTCAAAACTGGAACAATTGGAGTTCCTGTTTCTAAAGCAATTTTAAATAGTCCTTTTCTAGAATTCACAGCAACATCTATATTTTTATTTTTAAATATTTCCATTTCTTTTACTCCACCCAATGCTACTGAAATTGATTCTTTTGCTACCACTCGTTTCATAGTCGAATAATCAGAAGGTATAGCATTCAAATGTCTTATTATGTCTTTTACGAGTGGCAATTTAAAGAAAAACGAGTGAACAACTCCCTTTGTAGATTTGTATGATGAATCTGTTATTTTATAACCATTATGTATTACAGGCGTAACTCCCGACATTCCGTGTGGATGCCAAATATTTATAGACCTTTCTGGTATTTTATGTAAAACATGAATTTTGAATGTTTCGCGAATATTTTTCTCTGTTTTTTCAATCAAACCTGAAAAAGAAGTTCTAAAAATTGAAGACATTCTTTCTATTAAATAATCAATTACTTCATTAGGCAAAAGTGAATAGATAAATAATAAAACTAAAAACACAACACAATTTGTATATATTGAAATTGCACTAAAAATTGCAAGTGAATAATTCCATGTTATACATGAATAAAGATATGGTGTAAAAACAGCAGAAAAAATAATTCCCAAACACAGAATTAAAGATAACATTAACTTTAAAATTTATTTTTTTGTAGTATAAAACACGAGATTTAAATATGAGTATTCAATAACATGGTTCCCGGATGGGTAAAATCATATGGAATGATAGGTATTCTGCCTATTTATTTCTGCTCTTTACTAACATTTCAAGAAAAATCAACAATAGTTTCAATTCCAACGGAACTTGGACTAATGTATATGCATTACTATTTCTTTCATAGATTTTTACATTTATTTCCAAATTCTTCACTTAATTTACATGTGCAAGTTCATCATGATAAACGATATTCATTGAATAGATATTTAGAATTGTTTATTGATTTTCTTTTTGAAATGTTATGTTTTTGTGTTCTTCCTTTGCTAGTCCAATCTTATAGCAATATCTGGGTATGTTCGCCAACAATTGTCTTTATGATTTCACTTACAATGACCTTTGGACATATAATTAATTATTCATATTTAGGACCAAATACTATTCATAAAGCACATCATTTGGATACATCTGTCCATTATGGTCCAGATTTTATGGACCACTTATATGGCACAGCAATTGAAGACCATGAAGATGGAAATATACATATATCTTCCATATTAATGGCTACATGTGTAGTTTTGTTAGCAAAGTTGTATTTTAAATGGAAAGACTAAGCCGAACAAGGCATCAGACAGAGTTTAATTTCGCCTAAATTGGCTACCACATAACGAATCATTAGAAACCAGTCGTTCTTCATGTGAATTTCTAAATTATTGCATAAATTTGTGCATTTTGTAAAAAGAACAAGATGAGGCAATGAAAAGTTGCCAGTTACAATTTCATCATTGGTTTTCTTTTGAATACTAAACTCATTCTCTGAATCTCCCATAATGGTTGTGCGTGATGCAAAATGTCCCTTACAACTGAAAGTAAGAGAAGAGCCAACATTCTTAATGTCAACCGTCTTCGCACCCAACAAAGTCATATCTCTACAAATCTTTTGAAAGTCCATAGAAGGCATTGTAATGTGAGTGCTGAATTCAGTATCAGGAAGCTGAATATCAGGCTCATCGCGATCAAGTAAATTCAACTTATAACGAGTCACCTGCTTCTTCTCGCCATCTTCAAGCAGAATACCCAACGAATTTGAATCAGATTTATCAACATAAAACGTTATCGTGTCGTCGTTTGTAGCTGTCTTTACAATACGATACAAATGATCGGTATTAACTCCAATAATAAACTTTGGAGTGTTGTGTTGGTAGGAAAAACGTTCAAACTTGTCGGCATGTAATCTCAAATGGACTAATACCGTTCTAGTATTGTCCATCGCAATCATACGAATACCATCTTTGTCAAAGATAAGACTCATTTCAACCAGAATACACTTTAAAGCTTCCTTTAAAGTTCGTATTGCTCCAGTTTGAACGGTCTTTGCTTCAACAATATAGTCTGGCATTTAGGAATCTTATTTCTCTGCGTTTAAAACCCTTTGTTTCATCGTTTCGCTCTTTTTCTTTGATACAATACGACCCGCTTTGTTATACATTAAGTTATCCTTGGTAAGACCACCAACTGTCATCTCGGCCCCGCCATGCATAACTTTTGCACGTGACCCTACTCTTTGAGTCTTTTTATTAGGCATTCTTAAATACAGCATCGTGAATTTTTTGGTCAAAGATTCCAACTATTTGACTAGCTTTAATAATTCTTCCTGTATTATCGCTTTCACCATCGACCTGCGAACAAATGCATGGATAAAGTCCAAACCAATTATCTTTCATCAAAGAATTCCAACTTACATCTGCTGCATATGATTTTCTATCTAGAACTTTTAGAATTCCTGTTTTATTCATACCCCTTATTGCATTTTCTCTGTTTTCCAATAATTTATCATAATAACTTCCATTAACCAAATATGAACCTGAATTCAATGACATAAAAATTCTTGGAAAATTGTATTTTTGATACCAACCACATAATAAAATAACATCCCAAGGTCGTTTTGTTAAATTCTCTAATTGAGAATATTGAGTGTCTAAATTAATCCATTGTAAGTCATCTTCAAGAATTAGAACATTTTTCCAGTTATTTTCCTTTGCCATCCGAAGAACTTGTGTATGGCTCTCAAGAATACCTAAAACTACCCTCTTTCTTTTTATAGCTGAAAATCTAATAATTTTATTCTCTGGAATTTGGCCTTTCTCAAAAAAAGATTTCATAATATTTCGCCTATCTTGGCGTTCATCTAGATTTATGTAAATAATTTTATGAATAAACTCCCACATTAATAATAATGGATAAAATTCTTATTAAATTTCCTACTAGAAGCCGTTATGATAAGGCATTGGATACTCTAAAAAAATATATCAATATGGCATCATCAACTAATAATTTGCAGGTTATTGTTTCAGTTGATAGCGATGACAACCCCCACATGTATGAAAAATTCAAATTTCATCCGTGTATAAGTGTCATGGTTGGAGATTCTTCTGGAAAAATTGGAGCAATTAATAGAGATATTCCCGATCCATCTACATTTGATATTTTATTATTAGCATCTGATGATATGATTCCGGTTGTTCAAGGGTATGATCAGATTATTCGAAATAAAATGAACGAAAACTTTCCAGATGGGGATGGTGTATTATTTTTTAATGATGGATATACTGGATATAACTTAAATACATTGGTTATTTGCGGTTCTAAGTATTATCAACGATTTGGATATATTTATTGCCCAGAATATAAATCTCTTTGGTGCGATAATGAATTTATGGATAAAGCAAATCTTCTTGGAAGACAAATATATTTTAATGATGTAATTATTAGACATGATCATCCTTCTAATATAAAAATTAATTCCGATGAATTATATAATATAAATGAAAAATACTATCAAATTGATAGAGCGTTGTATCAATCTAGAAAGAGAAATAACTTTGATGTAACTATTTTAATTTGCACGATACCTTCTAGAATACACATGTTTGTAGATTTATTAAATAATATTACGAGATTAAAACAGAAGACTAGGTTGACTATAGAGGTTTTGTTTAATAAAAATGAAAATATAACAATTGGCGAAAAGCGCAATTGGCTACTCGCAAATTCTCAGGGAACTTACTCTTGTTTCATCGATGACGATGATAATATAACAGATGATTATTTTTCAGTAATTGAAGAATCTGGGCTAAGATATGACTGTATCTCATTAAATGGTATGATGTATACAAATGGAGTTAAAAATAGACCATTTTACCATTCTTTAAAGTATAATCATTGGTACGAAGATAACAACGGATACTATCGTAACCCAAATCATTTAAATCCAATGAAAACATCAATTATGAGAGAAATTGGCTTTACTAATAAAAATTTTGGAGAAGATCATGATTTTTCTAAGAAACTTCATGAGTCTGGCCTTTTAAAGTCTGAGTACTTGCATGATAAGTTGCAATATATATATTTATATGTTGACAAACCTGTACCACCGCCAATGCCACCACAACCACCGCCAATGCCACCACAACCACCAACATTACAAGCCCAACGGGCTACCTCTAAAAATAAGTTATTTAGAGTACTTGGGTTAAGATAATTTTTAATGTATGATGTACTTTAATAATGAGATACTTTTTTTGTTATGAAAATAATTTTGGCGACATATTTAATAAATATTTTATTAATAAAATTATCAAGACCGACGACGAGTTGATATCAAATATTGAAGATTCGCCATATTTTTTATTTGTTGGTTCATTAATTCATGAAAGATACGTTAGTTCCAAATCTATAATTTGCGGAATTGGTATTGGAAGTATGACAGATACGTTCCCAAAACCGTTATATACTCCAATTCTTGTTCGTGGTCCATTTACACGATCTAGATTTTTAGAATTAGGGTATGAGTGTCAAGAAATATACGGCGACCCAATGATTATACTTCCACTATACTATACACCGCCTCCGCGGAAGATATATGATATTGGATTTATTCCTCATAAAATTGATACAGATAAATTTAGAGAAATTCTACCAATACATTTACCATATACATGGACACTCATAGATCTAACATGTGATGAGAATGACATTGAAAATATAATAGATGAAATATATAGTTGTAGAAAAACAGTATCATCTAGTTTGCATGGATTAATAGCAAGTCATGCGTATAATATACCAACAATGTGGATAGATTCTATAAATCCGCTATTCGGCGATGGTGTTAAATATTTAGATTACTATGCGTCATTAAATATTCACGATGTTTCTAGTAAACCTTTAAATTTATATTCAGTTTTAAATGATGTCGCCGATTATCCTCAGCCAACAAAACTTGCAGTGGATAATATTGTTTCAAATGTTAAAAACATGATAAATGAAATAAACACAAAATTTATAAAGATATAATTTACTAAAATATCGAGTTTTAATTTATTTAGTAAACACTAAATTTTCTCCAGAAGTATAGATTAGATGATAACCAGATTTGTTCATAACTTTTGTCATATAATTTTTATGGGACTCGTATTCTACACATACACACTTTGGATTCCACTTATTCCAATCAAATTGATTAAATACCTCAAGATTAATCCCTTCAACATCAATTCCAACAAAATCAAATTGAGTTCCGATTTGATTTTCTAATTCATTTATAGTTATAACATCTACAGATGTTTTATTGAA